CCGTTACTCAAGCTATTGCTGCGTTTTTCATCACTGTATAGTACTCTTCTGATCTGTACTATCTTGGGACGTACGATTTCGTGTCTCCTATCTTATACGTTTAATCTTCGTCCTCATATGCTACACTATCTTTCCTCTAGAATTTCTTAAAATAATTATACAAAGGGTCTTCAGTTGACAGAGTAGCCAATAATCCTGTTAAAACGCTGTTATCTAAATCCATAACGGTTATATTCTTTGCAGAATAACAACCCGTTCTCAATAATCTATTAACTTAACGTTTTAAATGCAGAACTCCACTTTCATCTATTAGGCCAACTTTACTTAAAAAGGAAAATTCAGTTGTAGAATAGTTTATCTCTTTTAAAACTTATCCCGTCCCATACATGCCTTTCATATCAGGTTTTCCATAAGCTTCCTCCATAGCTTGCTTATGTAAATGGACGTAATCCTCTTCAATAAATTCTAGTGTATCATCTCCTGCTTAGAAACAATGATAATTTTCTATATAACCATACTTTCTTGCTAATGCATAATTCAATTAGATAATACGATATGTATTACCCCATGTAGTACGACTAGGATGACCACTAAATACAGTCCCTTTTACTTTTAATTTCAAAAATTTTATATATTTTGGTAATGTAACTTTCCCTGTGTATATTTTTGGTAATGTGTAATTAATTTCCATTACGTCCTATGTCAATGCTTCTTTTATAATCTTGACATAACTTTTACCGTATCCCATTGTTGCTAGTAAACAATCTATTTTCGAAAGAACTTTATTATCATACATAGCAATCAAATCACTAGACTAATGGGAATCATGTGCACTACCATCTCTACCGACTATTACTGGTTTTTTGAATGTTTTATACACCTTATTAATACGGTATTATAATTCCTCAGGTGTTAATCCCACTGCAAATGATCCATACTTGTATCGTTAATCAGTAGAATACCTCGGTATTTTCATATCCAAATATTTACTAATCCGTAAAACATTGTGCATCACCCATCCTAATACTCCCTTAACCTACGGTGATGGGTTCATGATGCAACGTGGTTTATAATTATCTGGTATCTACTCCTTGGGAAACTGCCTTTCCATACCTTTCATAATTGCCGTTACTCTAGTATCCATTCGGCCTTTTTCTTTAAAATCAGTATAACCTTACACATATATTGTACGTTTTCTAGGTAATACAGTTTTTAAATATTCATCAAATGGCACTATTCCTTAAGTAAGTACACCTCTTAATATATCTGATTCAGTAAAATTTACACTATATTGCTTTATTTCCTTTAGGTAACTTGGTTTAGGTTATATAACTGGACTAGTTTATCTACAAAATAAAGCCCATAGTAATCCTTAAGGATGTTAACTCACAAATTTTGGTAAAAATTATCGATTTGCTTTTTCAACCAACCCGGTATATACCAAATCTTTTACATTATAACACAACTTACTCAAGGATGAATTAATATCATGAAAAGTTGATTTACAGTAATCCACCGACACTATAACTTGACTTTAATCAGGTCTACTTTTTAAAAGGTCGTTTTTCTACTTATCACCTAATGGTAATCCTGAGTAATCACCTAAAACATTAGCTGCTAATAATTAACGAGGAGTCATAAATCCTCCTATTTTTATGTCATCAAAAGGTGATATCTCTGTTAAGGAAATATATGGTGAGAAGTATTTAATTAGGTCGTTAGTAGTAAACACTATCGCTTTTAATATTGCTATAAATAGCAACATCAATGGCCTATATAATTTCAACAATAATACAACTCCGACAGTAAATGTAATTGCTAATAATCCATATATACGGAATATAAAATCGCTAACCAGTAATTATACAGCTTAACTTGTTATAGACAACAGTTCAGTATTACTTATCTTCCCATGATTATCATACATTAACAACACTGCATACAAAAGGTAACCGCAAAAGAAGAATTAACACAATTTCTTAGGACTTATAAAGTAACTGAGTACTAAAATAGCTATCCATTATTGCATTACGTGTATTATTAATAGACTCAATCCCAAACAGATAACTAACCATGTAGTAAATTAATATCCTTCTCCATAAGCACCTATTTTTATTTATGGTTTTACATAATCTACAACAATCCTTCTATATTTCATAATTAGAGAAAAACAATAAAATAATATAAATGCTGTCCAGTCTTAGTTTCTAGCAAAATCTTCTTATAAGACCTACTGGCTATCTATTACTATATTATCATAAAGGACTTTTGTATCTGTTTCCGTAATAGGTGTCTTAAGGCAAGCCTTATGAAAGTTTGCAAATTGTGCTATGGAAGGATCTTACCCTAAAAGAATCTTTGAAGTTTATTCATTGGTTTTCAACCAATCCTCCATCACTTCACGGGATTCTTACTGGTAATTAGTACTCAGGATCAATGGCCGAGGTTATATGAACTGTTTCAAAGCTGCATCTACAGTGAGGCAAACTCTATTAACCTCCAATTGATCGGAGAAAGTGTTATCACTCATTGCTGTATATGACACTTCTACTAGACATTACCGTACAGTAGGACCTATATTAACACTCTTTAACATTGCGTAATGAAACCCATTACTAGAGTAGTTTACAAATTCAAAGGGTAAGAATAAAATAGAATGACTATAAGGTTTATCATTGCCCTTAGGATTGTTAATGACATAGTTATCTCTAACAAGACAGTAGCCTTCACAGTCATAATACCTATGAATACCATTCACATTCTTGACCATGTTCATTACCATCATTGCTCTAGATGAAGGGTTATTCTTAAGGTGATTTTCCATCCCTTCTCTAACCCCCTTATAGTAGATACAATCTACTAATAACAGGTCTGCTTTTTCAGGACCCTTCCATGTTTCATTACACTTATCTTTTGTCATACTACTAATCTTATAAAATGAGTGTTTTTCATGAGCTGACCAATATTTCCTATCACATTCAATTACAATCGGTCTGCTAACCCCATATTAACCTTTAAAATTACTATCACTAAGATATCTAGTGGTCTTGTGCCATTTCCCGGCTACTTCAAAGATATATTCACTACGTTTCAGTTCAAAAAGTGCTTCCACAGTTAAACTATCAGTTGCTGTACGTAAAAAAGGGTGTCCTTTCCATAATCCTTGACCTTTACATTTAAAACTTTTTTCATCTTAGTCTTCAGCATAATAATGATTAATGTACTATCGCCCATGTTTCCCCAAAGCTAAATCACAATAAATGTGTACTTCTTTATCATAGTACATAGAAGATTTACGCTCTGTTACAGTTACCTCAATCTATGGTAGTGATTTTTACACCTCATTCACTAAATCTCTTTACCATTTTAGGTTTTTAAATGAGAAATATTGTATATCAGGATGTTCAATGTAACAATTGGAATAATATTTGCCTTCATATTCTATATTAAATTATACTTCTAAATAGTAGCAAATATTCATGCTACCAATCAGATTTAAAACTGTAATTTCTTATTCATTTGCCGCCTCAAAAGATTATAAATATGTACTAGGCACTTTCAATACCTTATCTGAAAAAGGTTCAAGACTAATCTCAACTTATTCAACATGACCTGTGTTGCAAGATACAACATGTACATATTTATTTGGATGTTCATTAAATCTGATAGTAGGTATAAAACCATCTAAAGCTTCAAGCCATGCAAATTCAGTATTTACCAGTTTTACAGGGAAGTGTAATAAGATCTCTTTAGCTTCAGTAATGGACAATTCTTTATCATGCAATATATTCAAGTAAAGTCTTACATCTTTCATAACTGTTACAACAAACAATCCATAACTCTTCCCCTCTTCAGTTTCACCTTAATTGGTAGCATACACTATACCTTCCTCATTGGTGATAACCCAACCTGAAGGTTTCTCTCTAAGACGGGGTAGTCCTTGTCGCCATGGAAACTTGAGAGAAAATCCCAGTTCGGTAAAACAAGACAACCAGCTTATCAAAAAACAATCTACCCCGGTTGCAGGTGGTGTAAGAAGGTTACAATTAAGTGACATGTAAGGAAATGATACTGTTACTTATGGCAGTGGTTTCAAAAACCCAATTTTAAATTCTTCTACTTAAGTCGTGTTAGGTACCTTATAATCTCGGAAAGTTTTCTCTAAGGTTGCTGGTTAACGATTAACTTTTACACCATTGCTGATCACTGGTTCTGAAGGCTTGATCTTCTTGGTATAATTATTCTTTTTCAAGAAAGGCTTTTTATCTATCTTTGGTAAATACACCTTCTTAGGGCCACCTAAATGTTATTTAGCTAACTTCTTACTTACAGTGATTCTAACTAATTTATTACCACTTTATTCGTATAATTTGCCATAGCCCCAGTCACCTTTCTTTGATTTTGTTACTCTACATTTAAGAAAGTCTTATTCATCATCTTCATCCCAATGTCTACAACTCATATAAACATGAGATTTATAAACAAGAACTACATGGGAGTGATACGCAAGTTCATGTATGTCAGTGGTTATGTCATTTATCAATATGACATCAGCATGTTCTAACAATAAACCCAATGTTGATAGTTTACTACTAGCACTGTTAATGAGTACATCTTCTACACTAGTAACCGCTTCATTTAACAACATGATTTCTAGTTCACTCGCTCCTTGAGCAATCATCATGGCGGCTGTTCCTGCACAACTTCCAGAATAAGGTAATGACCATACATGTCGTGATAACATCTCTGACAAGTCTACACTATAACTGGAGTAATAACTTACTCTTGTAGTATTAGCAATAAATAATGATTCTCCGGTTTCTTTGTAAATGATAGATTAAGAGTTATACCATTAAGCCAAGAGATTTAAATCTGCGGCGGTAGGAGTATAGCCATTAGCTCTCAATACAGTTAAGAACTTGACTAAAAGAGTAGCTCCATCGGGGAGAGGTCCCGAATTATTACTAATTCGGGAGGCGATGACGGCTTACTCTAACCAGGAAGGATCACACAAGCCTAAATTTGCTATTTTCTCCTCCAAGGTTAATAATTGGACTTTTTATTCGTCCAGGATATTTGACATATTGTCAGTAATCAATTTAATCATAACTATAAAT